CCGCCCGACGTTTTAGACGTGACCGTGACGTACGCTGAGGTTTCTATCATGTCTAACTCAGCGACCGGCCAACCGGTGTCGTATTTCGGCACCGTGTCACCGGCGCCGTCGGGGTAGACGGACTGATTTACCTCCAGCTGGTTGCTCTCGTCCGGGAAGTAGTATTCGGCCCAGCCCGAGTCGTCCGTTTCGCGGATAATCAGCTCCCACCGCTGAGACTCGTTGGGAGGTACGCCGTCCGTGAATGTAAACACGGCGTCGGTCTTTTGCTGGGTGAACTGCATCGTCGCGCCGCCAGCGCCGTTGTAAGGGTAGTTCTGATACGCTATCCAGCCGTTCTCGTCTACCTCACTTACGTATTCACACGGTATCTCGCACAGGTACTCCCCCTCGGGGGCGTCACTTGCCCCCGGCGTCACGACATCCGAGGTTGTCGTTACAGGGTTGTAGTCGATGTTATTCGCCCACTGGTAGAGATCCCGGTTCTCGAACCCGAGGTTGTTATCGACCAGCGGTTCGCTGCCGTCTGCCAGCGGTGTTCCGGTCTCGTACACGAATGACTGGTCGGCGGAGTTGGCATCGTCAAGGACGGCTTCGCCGCTCTCGTATATATAGTCGTGGTCTCCGTGTGTCCCTACAGTAATCGGTTTGCCGGCTATGAACGTGAATAATGAGTCGGTCATGCGTTATCAGCTATACTCGCGGAGTACACCTCGGGCGTCTGCGTCCGATCGCTGGTGGATAGGTCGAACTGAAGCGACCACCACTGCGTGTCCGAATCGTGGCTGGCCGTGAACGTGGTGGTCGTCCCGTCCAGCGAGTACGTGTCAGGCGGGTCGGGTGTCGCGCCCTCGCTGTCGTAGCTGTATATGTCGAGGTCGATGCTGTGACCGTTCAGTGCGTAGTCCACCGTCACCTCCACGTCGGTCGTGGAAAACCCAACGTCGGTGACGCCGGTGTCCCACGTTCCCGAATCATACCAGCCGGACACGTTATCGAAACGTCCGACCACCGACTTGTCAGAACCATCGACAGCCCGCAACTGGATGTTGGAGACGCCGCCGCTCGCATTGCTGTTCAGCGATCCGGTGTGCGTCACGTCGCTCTCGTCCCCGGTGATATCGCTCCACGTCAGTTCGTAGGTGTTGTTGATCCAGTCGATATCAACGTCGAACCGCCGCCACCGTTGGTAGTCCGAACTGAAGTTGCTCTTGATCGTCGTCTCGCCGGAATCGTCGAAAACCACCACCTGCGGGTTATCCGTGCCGATTTTCAGGTAGTCATCATCGCCGCCGTCGTCTACCAGCGCGTAGAACATCCCGTTGCTCCCCGACTCCTCGTAGTAGCTCAGGCCGATCTGTCCCGGCCGGTCTTGGCTGACGTTCAGGTTCTCCATGAATACATACTCGTTGTCGAGACCGGAGCCGTCGAGGTGGAGAGAATTGCCGTTGTAGTCGAAATCGTCGTTCTGGACTTCGTAGGTAGTGAACGCCCCGGTGTATGTAGACCACGGACTGCCCGGTGCATTCCCGGTCGAGTAACTCCCGAACCCGTCCTCGGCAAAGCCCAGCGCGATGGTTCCGTTGTTGTTACACAGGTAACCTGAGGCGGCGTTCGTCCCCCATTCCTCCTCGGTGTCCCACGATGATTGGGTGCTTCCACCGCCACTATCTCCGGCCCGGGCGGGCATCCCAGCCAGCGGTTCACGGGCCATCTACACCACCTCCGCGAGAACGTCTCCATACACATCCTGCGAGGAGCCGGTCCCGCCGCCGAAGTCGCCGTTGTCGATCACTACCGCGACGGTCCGTCCGCTGCCGCTGGTGTTCTGGTACGAAGCGAGTGGGCTTCCGGTCTCCTTGTCGTAGACCGTGGAGCCGTCGCCGGACAGGATAGTCGTCTGCGCCGTTGCGCCGCCGGAGTTGTTTTCCGTGATAATGGTGAGATTCAGACCGGTCGGCGCGGGCTGGGCGTCGATCAGCGTCAAGACCGCGCGCTGGATCTCGATGGTTTCCTGATCTGCAAGGTGGGTCCGGGCGACGACGCCGGAGTTACCGGCGGCGACAGTCCCCGATTCACCCTGCTCGATAACGTCCGCCGAGACGCCCGTACCGCTGTTGTTGACGGTCACCGTGTCGTCACCGTCGTCGGTGACTGCGAGGTCTGTGCCGAAGTTGATCGCCGTCGCCGGATCGACCAACACGGTACCGTCGTCCTCGACCGTGACTCCTGTGGTCCCGCTACTGCCTCCTACCTGTGTCTCGGTCCCATCCGGTGCGAGCTTATAGAGGTTACCGTCGCTCTTGACGTAGAAGCGGTAGTAGCCTGTCGCCGGGTTGGTGGGGGTTGCCATCTCCTGCCATTCCTGCGCCGCCTCATACCTGTGCTTCGCCGTCCACGTCTTGGCCATGCCGGATTTTAAGTCGCCGGCCGCAAGCGGGTACGCGCTGATCTGGGCGGCGTACTGGAGCGCGTCGAGGGCGCCAGCCACGGTGCTCGACCCGAACTGCCCAGTGCTGTCGGCGTACCGGACGCCGGGGGCGTCGTTCGGGAACTCCGCTCGCCAATCCTGTATGTCGTTCGCGTCGATGATGGTCGTGTCGGCGGTGACGTGCACTACCGCGATAAGCATCTCGTCGCCCTGCACGTCCGGCGGTGACGGGTAGACGCCGTTTGCCGGATCGCCGACTTGCCCCTCACGGACGCCCACCGACGTGGTGGCCGTATCGAAGTAGACCGTGTCCCAGCGCGAGCCGGTTGAGCCTCCGGCCGACAGCGTGACGGTGGAGGCAGACCCGAGCGTGTACTCGGACCCCCCGTAGTAGGCGGTTCCGGACGCGACATTTACGTCGAGGTCGCCGGTTCCAGCGGTCGGCTCGAGGTCCGTGGGTGAGACGACGCCGTTGCCCCCGAGCGCCTCGCTAATTGCGCGGAACTGTACATCGAACAGCGGGAGGCCCTGCGGGGCCTCGAACCTGGTTGAGTCTGGCATTGGTGTTAAGTTATGTGTATGTTGACGGTGACGTCTATTGGGAACGACGAGTCCTTCGTAAACGATTTTACTTGGCTGTAGGCGTACCGGATACCGTCTTCGGAGTGGACGCCGAACCCTTCAACGGTGACGGGCTGCGACGGCGGCTCGCCTTTGACCCAGTACGTCCTCACGCTGAGCGAGTTGGCAGACACCTCACGGAGCGCGCGCTTGGTGTCGATGGTGTCCATGCTAGAGTTGATGAGGCCGAGCCGCGTGATAGTTTTGCGCCCGGGGAGGTCGACCATCGTCTTGCCAGCCAGTTCCGCAAGGTCGTTCGCGCTTGGGTTATCTCCCGACAGATCGCGGAATGTGACCATAACGCTCACAATCGCCTCCTCGGTCTGCGATATTGACATACCGCTGTTTGAGTTGCGAGCCAAGAGTCCGCCGTCTGCCTGCTTGAGTCCCACTTCGGAGATGGCGTCAGGGAGAGACGTCGACGGGAAGTAAGCTGCCGCGATGGGCTCGCTGACCCCGATGAACGCGTAAGACCCGGTCTCCGCAACCTTTGTCTCTAGCGCCGTGTCGTAGAACGATGGGTCCGACGAGCCCGTCCCGATCGACAGGGTTGAAGTGGCCGTATTGGCCTTCCCCGCAAGCCCGCCGGCAATAGCCTCCCGGCCGGTCCGCGTGATAGCTGACTCCTCATCGGCCGGCGCCTGTGAAGATGAGTACGAGCCGCGCATGTCGCCCATGGATCCGCGACCCATCCCGTTCGCGTCGCGCGGGTGGCCCATGACCATAGTGGATTCAATGTCACGTTTGCGGACCATGAGGCCGGCGGCGTCAAAGTCGATTATCACCTTCCCGAAGCTGAGGTTACGCGAACCATCCCCAGATACGTCGATGGCCTGCGTCTCTACGCGCCGTCGGCCTCTACTGTTCTCTGCTACCTCATCCTCGATCTGCCTGGTCATTAGAAGATGTCACCCTGTGAGAACTGCACGTTGACGAAGTATGACGTGGAGGCCACCTCCAGATTGAATGAGCCCACCTTGTCTGTGTACCAACTGAATACGGCGGTAGCCGTGTTGCCTGGCTGGACCGACACGTTTTGCTCCGAGTAGACGGCCCCATTGATGAGCAGCTGAGGGTGCGCGACGCCCTCGGCCCCGCCGTTATTAGTCACATCGACTAGGACGTCGACGAACTCCTGATAGCTCGGCAGCTGTGGGTCGATGCGCAGGTTGCTGTACGAGAACGATGCCTCCGCAGTCTGCTGCTGATCCGTCTGTGAGAGGTGCACCTCGCGGCCGAATATCTCTACCGTGCCTGCGGGCACCGGAACGCCTTCGACTGTGGCGCCGTCCTGTTCGTGGAAGCGGATGCCGGCGAGCGGCGCACCGCTCTTGGTGTTCTGCCCAGACAAGAACCCCGGTGCTATCCCGAAGCCGTTGAGCAGCGCGTTATACGACTCGGCCGTGTCGACCACGAAGGACTGGTACGAGGCCCAGTCGCTGTAGGCCCCCTTAATTTTCTCGGTGAAGCCAGAGGCCTCGGACGATGTGAAGCCACCATTGGACGTCAGCCAGCTCTCATGCTCGCTGTAGTCTGCGGCGTTGCTTACGGCGGTCTCGTACTCGGACCAGCCGGATGTGTTCTCCTTGAGGATGCGCACCTCATCCGCTACCACGCTCCGGTCCTGGCTTCGCGCCTTCAGGCCGAGCCAGACCAGCTTCTTCTCGGGTTCGATGCTTGGGCTCATGAGGTTTTACCACCGCGTGCCGTCGAGCCGCCAAGCTTGACGGTGACGAGGCCCGCGCGGTCGACCTCCACCTCGTCTACCACGAACGAGCCGGAGATGTTCCGCGGCGGCCAGTCGATCGGAAGCGCGTCTCCTTTCTGCAGCTCGCGGAAGGCTGGATCGCCCAGCTCAAAGGTCATCGTCGTGTCGTTCCAGGCGTTGTCGTCGAGGAAGCCGCGGCCTCGCTTCTCAGCTGCGTCTTGAGTCTGTATCTCAGGGTCGTAGATGGGCTTGGAGCGCGGCGACACGCCGTAGTATTGGATCGACGCCGAGTCTTCGATCGTGACCTGTATGTCCTCGTCCGGATTGCCGCGGACAGTGACGCGGTTGGTGATCTGATCATAGTTGGTATCGAACGAGGCCTCCGTCACCGCAGTCACGCCGTACTCGACGACCTTATCTGCTACGGAGCCGCCCGCCGGTTCGTAGTGTAGGTCGTTCTCCGTGTCGACCCATGACGAGTAGCCGTCCTCGGTCTGCATGTCGTCGATGAACTCGAGGATTGACGCGTTAGCGCGCCGGGTCACGTCCCGCCCGGTCTGCTGGACGCTGTTCGCAGTAAGGTCGGTGTCGCGGGCCTTGAGCGTGAACGGGTACGTCGAGGCCCAGTCCACCACGATCCCGGAGTTGTCCGACAGCGATCCCGATACGTCAAACCTGTACTGGAGCGCGCCGTCCTGGGCCAGCTCGCCGTCCGAGGTGGCCTCGGCGGCGTCGAGCGTGTAGTCGTTGAACCCGGTACCCTTGTGCCCCACCTTCCAGACAAACTGCGTGCCGGACGTGTCGCGCAGCTCTATCTCGCCCGCTATCTGGTTGCCTGGGTCGTTCACCAGCACCCGCGTGTCGAGCCTGAGGACCTGGCCGGAGCCCGGGATCGCGGCGGCTGGGACGTCCGTGTAGGTCATGCGGTACGACCCGGACGCGCCCTTGCGGAGCCCGCCGAAGATGAGGTCTGAGCCGCGCTCGTTGATGGTGACCTCGGGCAGGTTCGCCAGCTCGAACACGGGTAGGTCGGACGTCCAGCCCGCCAGCGTCTCGCCGCGGTGCACGTTCTGCTCGCCCCGGCCCTCGGCCTCTTGCAGCACCGCCCGCTTCACCGCGTCGCCCGAGTCCATGTCGTAAAACAGCTGGGTGAGGTCCAGCTGCTGCAGCTCGTACCGGGCGTCTTTCGCCTCCACGCTTATTTCCCCCTTGCCCTGTCGCGTGGGCTTGCCTGAGACGTACCCGCGCCACGTGGGCGAGCCGGGCCGATCGATGACCACCTTGTCCCCGCTCTCGATGGTTCGGTTCGCTGCGGTGTCGCCGACCACGATGGTCGCGTCCCCCAGCTCGCGGAGGTGGTCCTTGTTCCGCACGTCGAATAGCGCCTCCGGCTCCGAGCCCCCGATTGTCACCTGCATGGTCAGTAGAGGATCACGTTGGCGAATGTCCACTCGACGGTGAACGTGAACTTACCGGGGCCACGCTCGCCGGAGGCGTCCTCCGTGGCTGAATACTTCGTCATCATACCGGGTATCTCGCGCGGGCCCCAGTACAGAGTGTCGAAGGGGACGCTGGTGTTCTCCAAGTCTGCGTCCGGACCCCATTCGTTCATCGCATGACTCAGGTTCATCTCTTTCTCGACGGCCCTGTTGTACGCGGATTTGTCGATTGTAACCTCCTCGGGGTAGGTGCCTTGCTGCGTCTCCTGGATCACCCCTTGGATGCTGTACGTCTCGAAGCCGAGGTCCGGGTCGGCGCCGACGACGTCGCCCGCCGCTTGCAGCACCGACTTGATGATCATGCTGTTATTGTGCGAACGTTCCACGTTGTTAGCCTTCAGGTCGAAGCGTTCGCTACCATCCGCCTTTTCTAGCGCAATTTCGAGGTCCTGAGTGTCATCTGGCATTGTTCTATGTCACCTACTTGACTCCCGCTATGTTACTCAGAGCGTCGGCCTGTTCCTCGCTTATCATCTCCGCGAGGCGGCGAAGGTCATGCCGGCCGAGCTGTGATGCGTCGAGCTTCGACATGTCCACGGTGAGATTCACCTCCTCGACCGTCACTGTGTCGCCGCCCGCTTCGTCCGCGGAGGTGACGCGTTCGCCCTTGTGCACTACTGCCGCCCCGGACTCCTCGATGACGCCGCCTGAGGCCATCTCGGGCACGTCCCTGTTGGGGAGCGCGGTACGGGCCACCTCGGGGTTCGGCCCGTCGCGCGTTCTG